GCCGCGGACGCATCAATATCCTGGAAGAAAAACTGCTTGGAAGTCCCGTTCCCCTTCCGGCGGCCGAATTCGACCGGTTGCTTGACGAGTACAGGGCCGAGCAGATACGACTCGTCCATCTGGAACAGGAACAGGAGGGAAACAGCACTCCGGCCAAGACGGCATCCGCTAAGGAGCGCTGGCGCAAGCAGAACCGGGACAGAAGAAAGAAATTACATTATTAACCCTATAAAAAACATTTATTATGGCAAGAACAAAGAAAACAGTAGTCAGCGGTATCACCCGCGAACAGGCAGAACAGGCATTCGCAGACTTTGCAGCGGCCGACGCCAAAGTACAGAACCTTACCTCAAAAATGGATATTGAGATGACGCGTATCCGCGAGAAATATGCGGATCAGTTGGCAGAGCTGTCTGCCACGAAGGAAAAGAACTTCGACATCATGCAGGCGTACGCCGTAGAAAACAAGGAAGAGTTGTTCTCCAAGCGGAAAAGCCTCGAGAGTGCTCATGGCGTATTCGGTTTCCGTACCGGCACACCGAAGCTGAAGAACCTGAAAGGTTTTACATGGGCAGCAGTAA